GGACGTAGTAATTCTGGTTAGGCGTGAGTCCTGTGACGTTGGTGGATATACCGCCTTTAATTGTTACCGAGCCAGATGCAGTGTCCGAGATGGCAGCGTCTGATATGCCTATGAAGTCAGAAAAATTAGAAGCACCCGAAGAAACCGCACTAACCGTCCCATTACTATTCAAAGCAACAGTCACGCCATTACCTATAGTCCCAGACGCTACAAATCTAACTTGCTTGCCACCCGCACCTGCAGGTAATAAATCTGTCAGATTACTCATGTCAAATCCATTATGTTAATCGTGGTTGCGGAGATTGCTTGGCCTATTTTAACAGCACTTGAAGTGGTGGATATAGAGCCGTCGTTTTGGAAGTAGTAATCAGAGCCTATGGTCAAACCTGTCTGCGCTTCGTTAATCCCACCGCAGACGTTTACTGGGCCTGTGGCTGTGTCAGAGATTGCTTCGGCTGTTATGCCTATGAAGTCGGCTAAGTTTGTTGAACCAAAATGATAAAGAATAGAATCTTGATTTGATGCTGAACGATCAAGATATACAGTAACAACAGTATTTAAATTGGTATCTAAAACGGATTTAATGTACTGAATTTCAGTACCATAGAATTGCACAGAACTTCCTAAAGAAACAGTAGTTCCTGAAACAGTTCCTATCAAATATTTCCCATGCACTCCACTATATGCTTCTGAATAATAAATTATAAACTGCTCTGAATAAGGATCATAAGTAACAGATTTATACTCTATTCTTGATGGAGCATTATAATAAGTAGCCGACCCAAATGAAATGCTAGTTCCTGAGACTGTACCTATTACTACTGCTGCTTCTCCTAAACCTGAACCATAATTAGTATAAGAGAGAATAATTTTATTTGTTGTGCTATCAAACGATGCCGCANNGNATGCTGTAANTGCTGAGTTATAAACTACAGCAGTACCAAAAGATATACTTGTCCCAGAAACAGTGCCTACTATAGCAGTACCATAGTCTGCGTTTCCGTTATCTGTGTAAAATGGAATAATTTTTGATGATGTAGAATCATAACAAACAGCTATATGATAAGAAAAAGCACTTCGAAATATAACTTTTGTACCAAAGGATATGCTTGTTCCAGATACTGTACCTACAATCGATGTGCCATATCCACTAGAACCGCCTCTATAAATTATTACAACTTTTTGCGCTGTTGAATCGTATGTTATACAAACATTGGCAGCAGCTTCTGCAACAACTTGTACTGGCGTACCAAAAGTAAGACTTGTTCCGCTTACTGTGCCTACAACAGCATATAAATAATTACTTTGGCTTTGATTTCTATAAGCTATTACTACTTTGCCAGTATTAGCATCGTAAGTTATATCTTGCGATTCACAATATGAGCTATCATAAACTACTTCACTTCCCCAACTAATAGAAGTTGGTGTTGCTGAAGAAACAGTTCCAACAAAAGCTCCACCTCTATCGCTGAAAACGCTATTTCTGAAACAAGTTACTACAACATTATTTGCTGAATCATAAGTAATTCCACGCTCATAGCCAATCGTAGAATAATATTCTGTAACAGAACCAGAACCACTAGTGGTTGATGATAAACCCCCTACTGTCCCATTAGCGTTAAGGACTACAGGCTGCCCAGAACTCAAAGTCCCAGACGCAACAAAGTCTACAGCGTTTTGTCCACCGCCTGTCGGCAGCAGTTCCGACAAGTTACTCATTTATACGCTCCAACCGATAGAGGCATTTATGTAGGTCATTGTGATTTCTGCGTAGTTCTTATCAAAGACCAGATCAGTTGCAGAGGCTGCGATGTTAGAGCCGTTACGTCCTACAGTGAATGTAGTAGTCGCTGCGTCACCTGTGCCGTCCTTAACCGTTACCGTGTCACCTGCGCTTGGTGTGGCAGGGAGGGTAATAGTAATACCGCCTGCACTGGCTACGATGAACTCGCCTACGTTGGCTGTGTAGCTTGTACCTTTGAGGATTGGTAGGGCGTTCTTAGAGTCTATCTGAGTCTGAATTGGACCAGTGACGCCATCAATGTAATTAATCTCAGCGGTCGTGGCTGTGACACCATCCAAAAGATTAAGCTCTGTAACTGTAGAAGTTACAGTAGCTCCACCAATCTTAAGCGTAGACAGGTTAGGCGCAATGGCCGTAGTGCCATCTAGCAGATCGTCTAGCAAGTCTAGGTCAGTGTTGAGCTTGGTGCCCCAGGTGTCGTCAGATGCACCGACCTCGGGTTTAGTTAAGCCATAGGTTGTGGTGGTTGTATCAGCCATCGTTAGTCACCTCGGTAATCAGATTCCGTCCAAGTCTCGGACGCATTAATTTGCTCTATCCATTTGTACCTAGCGAACGTGCCGACTTCTGTGTCGGAGGTATCACTAGCAGCGAATGGTCTAATTCTAACATAGTTTATTGCTACTGAAGACGTGGCGCTGCCTGCTGCTGCACCCACTATAGACATGAAGCCCTGAGCGGTTGCTGTGGCAGTGCTCGTGTCTGCTATATCACCTAGCCTTACCCGGACACCTACCATCGATGTGCTAGAGGTAGACGAGTCTGCCACTGCTGCATTCTTGATGCGCTCGTAGTCAGCCTGCGTAACGCTAGAGGTCACAGAGACAGCAGATGCGCCCTCCCAGATCTCTGGGTAGCCGTAGCGGGCCTCGCTGTACGGTCCAGTGCCGTAGCCTACTCGGCGCTTGACTAGCCTAGGATCACTCGCACCAGAGGTTACATTCACCGATACGGTTGCTAGCTTGGTATACGCACCAGACACGGTAACAGAGGCCGCCGAGCTGTCTGCTACGGAGGACTCATATACCTGCGGATAGCCATACCTTGCTACGTTGTATGGACCAGTGCCGTAACCGGCTCTCAGCGCCATTAGTCTAGCGTGATGTCCAGATCACCAGTAGGGATACGGAAGACGTCCCCTGTGGCAATAGCCTTGGCAGTCGTCAGGACCGCATGGACTAGCATAGTGCCGCCGCTAGAGGCAGTGAATACGCCAATGTGGCTCACCGTGCCCCAATCAACAGTAGCAGCAGGAAACTCTACCGCGCCGCTGTTGCTAGCCGTGTCACCTGTTACGGTGAACGTGGCCGCTGTGCGAGCGTATGAGCCGCCTGTGACCTCTGTACCGGCAGCGCCAGTGTCAGTAGGGTCAGATGTAAAGAGGCCGATATACCACGCTGTAGGGCGTGTAACTGAACCTGCTGTTAGTCCCCAGTTGAGGACGTCTGTCTCGAACGAGTTAGTAAAGCTCATCTAATAGCTCCTGATCTTTAATCGTAAACCAGAGCCGCCAGACTTGGCCTTATCGCTCTGCAAATTAGTTCCTGCTACAGCACCAGAGTATAACACACTCCAGACCTGCATTCGGGCGTCGTCCTTCAAGTATGGGGCAGACTGAGTCAGNGNTCCGTACAGGTAGGCATCCGGTGACATCTCTAGCAGCCAGTTGGAGGCGTTAGAGTCTGATAGNTGTTCTAGCTCTGCGTANTACAGTAGCTCNCCGCTATAGGTAGTATCGGGCGTAGGATAGACCTCTATAGCCTCACCTGACACAGCGTAGTAGCGTGGCTTGCCNTGGGCGTCGTTAGTGTCCATGCGGTATTGCAGCATGTCGTCTAGCGATAGCAGCTCTAGCCTTGATGACTTGCCGTCGTCNAGGTGAAAGCGAACAGGCTCNAGGAAGTCTGCCGGTAGCTGCGAGTACCTGGTGTCTATCTGACCCTCGGANCGCTTCTGCATCTTGTAGTGACGCACCTCACGCTCCATCTGNGCCTCTGCCAGAGAGATGAACGTAGGGATGATCGCCGTTAGATCGTCCCGGTTGAGGAAGTCAGCTATTGTAGACTTCAGCTCTGTGTATGTTGTGATTGCCATGGTTGTGTCCTGTTTACATCATGCCCATTGCGCCAAATAGATAGTCTAGTACGCCTCGCTTCTCTCCATACGCGCTCTTCCTGAATAAATCCTCTGGAAGCTCTGGAGCAAGCAAACCGCCTGTGGGATCTAGTCTACGGACTCCACTGTTTATATCTCCCATCGTGTCGGCCATGGTTGCCATGATTCCGCTTTCTGGGGATCTTATCATTTGTGACCTTGGTGGAACCTGAGTTCGCGTACTTGGGTCAGTGTATTTTTGCTCAATAATCTGGGCCGAGGCTTGCTCTGGCGACATAGAGGCAGCGCCGGCAGCACCCGCTGCTAGTAGCCCTGCTTCTGGACGGCTGTAGAGAGACTTGCCTGTCTCTAGGTAGGTTCTAATGTTGTCTAGCCACTTCTGGTCAGTAGGCTGCCCTACGCCTTGCCCTCGGACATTAGCGGCAACAATGGCCTCTTGGTGAGTAAATGGCCTAGGAAGATTTTTAGACGTAGCCTTTGGCTTAGTCATTTCTTTTTTAAGGCTATTGTAAACGTCAGGCATCATCACTCTAAATGGTACGCTTTGCTCTAGCCCGCCGTAGTAATCACCTGGCATTCCTGAGTCATAAGACAAATGAGTATCTATAGGCCTGATTGCTTCATCTATTCTTGGAGTGTACATAGACATGCCTGCGTCGCCATATTCAGCTTTTGCAAGCTCTGGCGAATTTACGGTGTCAATTGTCTCTTTGTATAATGGAAAGCCTTTATCTCTATATTCAGCCTTCCCCATAATCTCCGTAAACGCAGTTCTCATCTTGCCAATAGACTTAAAGTCACCTTGACCCATCAATTGATCCATTGCATTAGGGTCGTCAAGACCTACCCATTTCGGGTATTTAAGCCTAAGCTCGGCGTCAAAAGCAGCTTTATCTTGTTTGCTTAGCGGTAATTGCTTTACCTGCGTCATCAATGATTGAGCGGGAGGAGTGCTAAAGTTTGTAGAATCGTCTCCCATTCGGTTGTAAACGGCTATAGGATCTAAGCCTGAGTCTTCAGCCATTTTAATCTGACGATTATGGGCGCTTCTAGCTATGTCTTCACTAGAAGCCCAACCAAGTCCATCGTTCACATTTTGTTGGCTGAACTTATAGCCGCCTTGCACTGGAACCTCACCGACATCTTGCCCGCCGACCATCCTAAGTAAACCAATATCAGACGGATCGCCACGGTTAGCTATTAGCAATCTGCCCATCATATTTTCTGGCTGAACGATTCTTCGCTCGCCTAGATCCGCTCTTTCAAAGTCAGTGCGGAATTGGTTTTGAGCAGCAGCCATCTCTCGCTGCGCTACAGCAGGGTTCTCTAAGCTTTTAGTGTATTTGGTTGTTGCAGACTTAATTTGACGAGGATTATCAACATATTGAGGCCCTAGAAAA